CTTGTATATTATTATCTCTACCACTTAAATCCATTGATCCTGTGTCTATTAAACAAGAATTAGTAAAAGCGTCTCTATAATCTCTAAAGTTTAATCCACCTTCAGATGTTCCACTAAAGTCTGATACATTATTTTGTCCTAATATCATTAATGAATCTTTACCTCTCATAGATATATCTACTTGTGGTTCATCATATTTAACCATTTTAGTACCCAATTGTTTTTGTTGTTGTGCTTTATATTTTTCAAACTCATGATTAAATAAATCTTTATTAAATGATTTATTAAACATTTTAGGTTGTTGTAACATCTTTTGTCCATTATCTTCTTTCATCCAATCACCATATCCTCTATCATATACTGAATCTTCTTTGTTATCTTCATAAATCTTATTAAACATATTTATATCGAATTGTTCAGTCATATTTACATTTCTTATATTATCAGATTGTTGACCTTTCATATATGATTGACTATGATTTCTTAAATCATTATGATCATGATTATTATCTTTATCTTTTAATTTTTTTAATAATAATGTATATGCTATAGAAACTTGTTGAAATTCTACAGGAGATCCACCTCTATCCGGATGTGTTACTAATGCTTTCTTTAAATATGCTTTCTTTAATGTTTTTTCATCATATTTTTTAGTAATTCCTAATATTTTGTATGGATTTAACTTATCTCTACTTCCTGCTGCTACAGGTGTTTTATTTTCTATTTGTGGAAACTGTTGTTGTCTTGAATCACCTGTATAAGTATTTTGTGGATTTCTTATAGGCATACTTTGAACATATATATTAGTAGGTATAGCATGTTTATGTTGTACAGAATTATTTTGTAAATTCATCATTGTTAAATTATTTATTTGTTCTTGTTGTGCAGCAATAATTCTTTTTTGTTCATTTAAATATTGTTCATACAAATTAACATTAGAATTACCTGATTGAGCATTTCCCATATTTAATATTAAATAATATAATTTATATTAAAATATAACATATTATATATTTATGGTGGCTCCAGCATTATGTATACCTTGTATGGCAGCAGCAACTACTACAGGTCCCGCCGCACCATTAGTAATAGGTGTATCTTCTTTAGGTGCGGCAGGATATTATTCTCTAAAAAAATCTAAAAAGAAAAAGAAAAAAAAATCTAATAAAAAAAAGAAAAAGAAAACTAAACAAAGAGGTGGTGGTATTAGTTTAAAGAAAGATATAAATAAAATTTATAATAAATCAGGTAAATGTCGTAAAAAATGTTCGAAAGATATAATGAAAATCAAATTAAAAAAACAAAGATTATCTCGTTCTATAATAAATAAAAAGTTTGATAGATTTGAAGGTTTATCATCTGAAGATAAAAAAGAATGGAATAAACAAAGAGTAGAAAGGAATAGATGTTGGAGTAAATGTGACAAAATAAAAAAAGATGATATAAGATTACATAAGAAAAAATACTCTAAAGAATATCGTATTTCAAATAAAGAAAAGACTAAAAATTGTTGTAAATGTCGTTATGTTAAATCTGGAAAAACCCTAAGAAAAGTTAGAGGTAATTGGGGACATTGTTCATATGATATGGAAAATTGTTGTAAAGATAAAAAAACTATTATTAAATCTAAGAACTAATTATTATTTTATTATTTTATTTTATTTTATTTACCTATCACACGGATGAACATATTCCATATCTAAATAACTAAAGATATCTTCTTCTGATACAAACTTATGATCTACTGGTTTCTTTGTTTCAGTATCTTTTAAAGAATGTTCATTTAAAGTCATACCTCTTTCAAGCAAATCAGCTCGCATTTTCACATTAAATTCCTTGGATCCTGTAAAGTACAATACTGCAAATGGATATTCTTCTGGCTTTGTATACATAATATCAATGCGCCTACAAGGATTATTACCATACTTACAAATCCCATTATACTTAGTAGGACCACGAGCAAGTTCCTCAACTAGATAATTACTCTTATTAAGGGCATCTACAAACTGTACAAACTTTTTCTTATCTTTACAAGTAAAGAGAACATCAATATCTCCACTATCAACCTTACCTCTGCGATACGAACCTGTAATACAAAACTTAATAGACCCAGGTGGGATATCATAAATCTTAATAACTTGTTTCAGATACTTTTCGTGATTTTGAATTTCTTCTCTAGGAATACGGAGCTGAAGATCTTCATAATATGGCAAAGACTTAATCTGAACATCATTAAAATGTTCTTCAATATTTTCACACTCTCTTAAATCTTTTATATCCCTAAATCCTGCTTCTACTAGTTTCTTAGCTTTTACTGGACCTACTCCGTGAATACCCATAAAGACTGTTCGCGGATCTTTAATATCCTTAATTTTTTCATATGCACTACAAGTATTCTTTTCCATAATTTCTTGAATCTTTCCAATAAGCTTTTCACCTAGACCTTTGATTGCTTTAAGATTTTCTATAGTAATTTCTGAATCATCCTTGAGTCTCTTAATACCATTTATGGATTTTAGATATGCTGATGCTTTAAATCCTTGACCATTATTTCTTTCATGATTAGCAAGGAAACTAAAGATTTCAATAATTCTTTCTTTCTTTTCCTGTGAATTTGCTGCTTCCCTAATTTCAATATCATCTCTAACTCTTAAATACCTAGCAAATCTAGGCTTACCTGTATCTGTCATACCTGAATATTCATAGGTAATTACTGTACCTTCAGAGTGAGTTTCAAGATAGTTTCCGCGCACTTCATCATCCATACCAGAAACACAAAACTCATGGTCTTCGTTTTCATCAATTACAGAATAGTTTCCGTAGTTGATTAGAGGTTTACAGATAAATGCTCCAAGCATATTAGAGTACTTACCATTACCGTCCTTATAATCTACAATAACTGCTTCGGCATCAAAACAAGGCTTATATTTGAGCATATAATCAGAACGCTTATCCTCATACAGAGAAACAGGATCCTTAATCATTACTCCTTCACCACCCTTATTCAATACATCTTTGTAAATCTTATCAAGATGCTCTAGAGATGTAATCTTGATTTGGTCTGTAAATACAAGAGGACAGGGGATATCACAAAATGGTTCTGGGAGATCTTTCTTTTTCTTATCCCAAACCTTAGTTGCTTTTGCAACAATTTTCTTGAGTTTTACTACTCTTTCTTCAAAATTTCCTGGATCTTCTGGCAAATCATATACTACATATTTAATAGGCAACCATTCTTCATCTTCAGGTGTTTTCTTTCTTACAACACCCATATCTTGGAAGTTCTCACGACCTGCGAATAGTTCACCATCTAGAAACTCATCAGGCATCGCCGAGAGAAACCAATCAGGTGTTCCTGTATAAACTTTATTACTTCTTGATAGGAAATGATTTTCATTAGGCATCCAACGAGCACGATATCCATCATACTTTTCAGATAGCAACCAACCAACAGGTGGAGCCCATCCATTATAAACTTTTCGGGGAACCTTCATATCTTTATTATATTCTTTAGCAAGCATGAAGGAAGTCATCTCTATATGATAACTATATGATGTGTGTTTAAATATTTTTGCTGAACAATTTCAAATTTTTTTGAAATTTGATTTTAAATTATCAGAATATTTAAAATTATAATATATATAAAATGGCTACATTAACAACTCTCTCACAAAGCGAACGCCTTTCTCAAAGACAAACTCGTGATGGTGGTGGTCGTTCTATCAATAATACAGAAGCAAGACTATTTGATGGTAGACTTAGACATATTATTATCAATGAAGTATTACCAATTCTTAAAGAAAAATATCCTGAAATCGAATGGACTCACACTTCTAGAATTAATCAAGCAGAATATGCTTTGTTAATTAATCCTGATTTTGTTCCTGAATCTAGTAACCCTTTTATTTCTCCAGATGGAGGAATTATTAAAGCCAATGGAGAACCTGTACTTATTAGTGAAGCAAAAAAGCAAGGTACAAATAATAGACGAATTAGTGAAGGATTAACTCGTCAAGCTTGTGGAAACGCCATCGAGAGAGCCTGTAAAAATCATAATGAGCTCAAAGCATATATGTTTAATAAAAGTTATTTCCCTTATCTATTATTTGCTTATGGTAGTGATTTTGAACTTAATTCGAGTATTAGATCAAGATTACATTCTATGACAATGTATAAACCATATAATCAACTTTATATTATTAATGATCAATATCAAAGAGCATCTATATTCATTCAACCAGAACCTTTTAGTGATCAATTTATCATAGACAAATGCTTAGAAGCAGTTGAAATTGTTCTTCAGCACCTCAACCTAGCATAAATTTGATTTTGTAGTTATTATTTTTTTAAATCTCAATTAATGAACAATATGAACAATCAGAACAATCCATACAATCAAATCATGATGGACATCAACCGCATCTATAATGGAGTCCAAAATATGAATGTCTATAATAACAATAATGTGAACAATATTCTCAATGATCTCAACAATCTTGCGAATAATGTCCAGCAACTACAGAATATCTATATCAACAATAATGCTCAGAATCAACAGAATAATAATATACTCAACAATCAGCAAAATATTATCAACCTTCTCAATAACTTTATTAACAATAACAATATTCAGAATAATAATGATAATATGATTATCAACAATGATAATAATTTTAATGATAATAACTACAATGATAATGATGATAATAATACTCAAGTAGGTTAAGTATTTATAGAATAAAATAATATAATAAATGATAATGAATAATATTTTTTTCAGGTTATTGATAAATATTCACAAAGTTCAAAGATTACCTATAAAAAGATATTCTTGGGAAATTGAAATGAAAGTATTAGAACTTAATATTGAATTAAGTGATCTTTTAGAAAAATATGAAAAATTTAAAAAGAAAAAAACTATAAATTTGAAAAATAAAAAAAGTTAAATTAAACAAAATGGATATTCATAAAGAAGAATTAAATGAATTATTTAAAAATATTAATACCACAAATCTTGAGAACTCTGTTAGTCAGATACTTAAAGAGATTTATAATGAATGGTTCTTTTATGAACATAATTTTAATAATCCTCTTACGAGAACAACGTGTAGAAAGATAGATAATATTTTACCTAAAGATGATGGTGGTGGTAATGTTCAATTTAAATTTTATTAAGATTTATTAATTTTATCTTCAATTTTTTCTAATTTATATTTAATTTCTTTAATAGTAGTATTCATATCGTCTAATTTTTCATCAGATCTACTCATAAATATTTTCATATCATTTATATATTTATAGTTTTCCTCAACTTTTTTTTCTTGAGCATAAACTTTATTGTTTAATAAATCAAGTTTTTCAGAATGTCTACCTATTTGAAAGACTAAACCCCCTAAAGATAATACAGTTGCAGATATTGGAGCAAGTGTATTAAAATTAATACTCATAATTATTTAAAACTTAATATATATTAGAAATTAATTTTATATTTATTGTATATTTCTGTATTATGAAATTCAGATCTAGATTTTGTTAAATTATTATATTTATTTTTTAAAAAATCTTTTTGTGAACTATTACCTTTATTATAACATTGTTCCATTAAACTATTGACACCATCTACTATTTGATCATCTAATTCATTACCATTCCATGTGTTCCAATTATTTATATAACTTTCATTTAAAGACATTTCAGGTATAGCATCACAATTTAATTCATCATATGTTTTATCTATTAATTCATTATTTTGTTTAGCTTTATATAAACTCCAGGCACCCAAACACATACAATGATTTTTACCTACTCTATCTTTAGACCAATCACTTTGTCCTGTATCAGTAGAGAAATCTTGTGAATCAGAAGTAACGTCAAAACATATTTGATGAACACCGCCACCACGTTCACTACAATATCCATTATTATCCCAAGATCCTCTTAAATCATCTTTAAATTTTTGACAAGGTTTTAATGATTCTCCATATATATTTTTTAAATTACTATGACCCGAATCTTGTGATATATCTTCTTTACCCACTAAAGATAATTTTACAAATATATCACCCATACCCCCTCTTAATTTATCAGGTTCAGTAGAGTTTCTTTCTTTACAATATTTACCTGTAACTTCACTTGTATTTATTTTATCTAAATCTGATTGAGAACATAATCTTGAATTATGTAATATACCTACAATTAATCTACCAGATGGTGTATGTTTACCATTTACGGTTTTATTGTTATTACATTTAAAGCTTGAAACTGATTTAGGTATTTCTGATTCATTTGAACAAGGATCATTTATAGTTAATACATGATATTCATAATTACCATCTCTTAAAGATATATTTATTTTTTCTACCCTAGCATATTTCATTAAATCACAATTACAAGGAATACAACATCTATAATAATCGCCACATATATTATTATTGTCTAAATCTTTCATAACAATTAAATCTTTAATATTTTTTCTATTAGGATCTATAGGAGAACCACTAACTGCGCAATAAAATT